ATCTAAAAAATATCGCAATGATGCAATCTTATCTAACTTTACAAAACTTACATTAAATGGCTTGATTGGTTTAGTATTTCGCAAGGAATCAGTTGTTGATTTACCATCAGCCATAGAATATATAAAAGAAAATGCTAATGGTGAAGATGTTAGTTTAGAATCTTTACTTCAACAAATCATGATGGAAATCTTAAAGACTGGTAGATGTGGTCTTTTAGCAGAATTACCAGAATTTGATCCTGATGAAGTTAACTCAATTAAGATGTCAGTTATTAAACCCTATGCATCTGAGACTATTATCAATTGGAGATATAAACCTGATGGTAATAGTAAAGTACTATCATTAGTTGTATTGAAAGAGTCTATTGAAGTTGTTGAAGGTGATGATGTATTTGAAAGCTGTCAACGCGAACAATTTAGAGCCTTACGTTTAGATGATAATGGATTTTATTATCAACAAATCTATAACTATAAATATGAATTAATTTCTGAAATACAACCCCTGGATTACAATGGACTGCCTTTACTTGAAATACCGTTTGTATTTATTGGTTCAGAATCCAATAATGCTAATTGTGATCCAATACCCTTGTACGACCTGGCTATATTAAACTTAGGTCATTATAAAAACTCAGCCGATTATGAAGAATCAATTTTTATTAATGGTCAACCTACTGTTTTCTTGAGCACGGAAGTTAACCAAGATGAATTTAAATTAGCTTATCCTAATGGAATTAAATTTGGTTCACGTGCTGGTTATAACTTAGGCCCTAATGGACAAGCTCAGTTACTTCAAGCTAACCCTAACCAATTAGCTGATGTTGCTATGCGTCGTAAAGAAGAAATGGCTGTGGCCTTAGGTGCTAGATTAATCAGTCCTGCTGGTGGTCGTGAAACGGCTGAAGCTGCAAGAATTAGATTTGGTGCTCAAAACTCAAGCTTACAATTAGTTACTTATAACATTTCAATTGGCATAGAAGAGATATTAAATTTCATTTCTTTATTCATGCAAGAAGTTCCTGAACCTTCGAATGTACAACTTAACACTGAATTCTATGAAGACACTGCTGATCCTTTATTGATTGCTCAACAATTGATGTTACTAGATCGTGGTGTTATCGCAATGACAGATTTGCGTGAAAACTTAAGAGATGTTGGTGTCATATCTCTAGATCGAAGTGACGAAGAATTAGATGCAGAAGCTGAAGTTATAGATCCACTCGTAGGAGTATCCCCACCAAATGGCAATCAAACGAAACCTAAAGGATAACTTCCTAAGACACAATATTATGCTTCAGCGTTTGGCTGGAACTCAAGCAGACTTAATTAGAGCACATGTAGAAAAGTTAAAGCAAACAGCTAAAGGTGTTTATACACATAACGAGAAACCTTCAACTGTTAATCAAACTTTGAGAAATGCAATAGCTCCTTTAAAAGATGATGCCATTGGCGCTCTTGGTGATATAGCAGAATATGAAAGTGAATTTACATCTAAGTTATTAACCAAGTTCGTTGATGGTGAAGTTAGTTCGGTAGAGAGATCAAGCTTACTTAAGACTCTCGAAGAACAGAATATGGAAATTAATAACATTGATAGAAGCTTAGGTAGTCGTAAATCAATAGATATGGCTTATAAGCAATTTGGAAATCGGAAAGCTGATGAATTAGCCCAAATCGTTAAAGATGGGATGTATCAAGAATTAGAGCAATCTGAAGTTTTTTATAACATTGATAGATATATTGCAACAACAATCGCAAGACAAATAGAAGCTTTAGCAGTCACCTCAATTAATTATGCTTCAAGTATAGGTCGAAATGAAACGATGATTCAAGCTGAACAAATTGAATATGTTGAATGGGTTTTAGATGATAATGTTATTGAACATACTGATTATTGTTTAGAACATGAGGGCAATGTTTATGTGGTTGGTGATGGCCCAGTACCGCCAGCACATTGGGGGTGTCAATCCGATTTAGTTCCCTGGTTTGGTGATCCTAATGATGCATCAATTGTAACAGGTGATAGTGAGGAGGATTAATGAGAGTTAATCGTCAAGAGTGGCTTAAGACTCAATCACAAGATTTTAAGCAACATATAGGTTATGACTTAAAGAAATATCAAAAACAGAAAATTACCTTAGAACAACTTAAAGATTTAGATAACAGGTTTATTCACAACAACAGCCCTGAGGGCGGAGCGTAAAACATGATGGACAAACAATCTGAGATTGTAATGGAAGAAAATGTTACAGAAAACGTAGAATCGCAAGATTCTGTGATAGACTATAAAGCAAAATACGAAGAGATTCAAAAGCAATTAGAATCTGTTGCAGCTCATAAAGATAAACTACTTAATGAGACAAAGCAAGCAAAACGTGATCGAGAGGATGCTCGATTGGCTGCGGAAGAAGCAGTAAAGCAAAAAGCCCTAAAGGATGGCGAATTTGAAACTCTGTGGAAAACCACAGAAGCTGAAAAGCAAGAATTAAACAAGAAACTTTCTGATTTTGTCAAATCTAATCGAAATGAAAAACTTCAAATACAATCATTAAAATTATCATCTGAATTATCTGATGGTGATAATGTTGAATTACTAAGTGAATTTATAACCCGTAAGCTTGATGCAATGGCCGATGATACTGGTGTACTGAGTGCAGAAGTATTAGAAGCTGTAAAACAAGAATACAAGAATAACGCTAAATATAAATCATTATTAAGAAGTTCCAAAGCTTCTGGTGGTGGTGCTCCTGGACAAACTAACCCTGTGGGTGAAGTTTCTGTCATAAAAAGGTCAGATTTTGAAAAGATGGCCCCTTCCAATCAAATGAAATTCATGAAAAACCGCGGTGTCGTAACTGATTAAACCGCCTCTATTTTAACTAAGGAAAAATAAATCATGTCTAATACTTTAACCAGTTTAGCCCCTGATCTCTATGAAGCGCTGGATGTTGTCTCTCGTGAAGTTGTAGGTTTCATACCTTCAGTTTCTCTTGATGCATCACTTGAAAGGGCTGCTGTTGGTCAAACTGTACGTAGTTTCGTTGCCCCATCTTCTACAGGTGCAGCTATCACTGCTGGACAATTACCCCCTGATACTGGCGATCAAACTATTGGTAATAAAACTATTACTATCTCTAAAGCTTACGGTGTACCTATCCGTTGGAACGGAGAAGAACAAAAATCCATGAATAGTGGTGCTGGATATAATAATATCAAAGTTAATCAAATGGCACAGGCTTTTAGATGGTTAACTAACCAAATAGAATCTGATATTGGAAGTCTTTTTACTAAAGCTTCTCGTGCTGTTGGCCCTGCTGGAACTCATTTGTTTGATGCTGCTAACTATAAAGATATTGCAAATGCTCGAAGAATCTTAGTAGAAAACGGTGCTCCAATGGATGATGTGTCTTTAGTTCTTAATCCTTTGGAAGGTGCTGCTTTCCGCGGTAATGCTCAATACTACAGTCAATATGCTTCTGGTTTATCTTCTGACTTTTTGAACCAAGGTATATTAATGGATATACATGGCGTTAAAATCAGAGAATCACAACAAGTTGCAAGTTTAACTGTTGGTACTGCTTCTTCTGCTACTGTTAGTAATGCTGGTTACTCTGTTGGTGACACTGTATTGACTCTTAGCTCTGCTGGTACTGGTACTATCTTGGCTGGTGACGTTATCGTTATCACTGGTGATGCGTCTGCAAGCAAGTATGTTGTTACCTCTGGTGATGCTGATGTATCAAATGGTGGAACTATCACTATCGCTGCTCCTGGACTTAAAGGTTCACTTTCTACTGCAACTCACGCAATTACTATCCAAACTCCAACTGAAAGAAACATGATGTTTAGCAGAAATGCTATCCACCTTGTTACTCGTGCTCCTGCTAGACCAGTTGAAGGTGACCGTGCTGATGATGTTATGATGTTGGTTGACCCACGTTCTGGTATAGCTTTTGAAGTTGCCATGTACAAAGAATATCGTAGAGTTCATTACGAAGTTTCTTGTGCTTGGGGTTATGAGATGATCAAACCTGAGCATTGCGCACTTCTTATCGACAACTAATATAGTAGTTATTTCGAAGCCTTTGAGAGATTCAGAGGCTTTTATAATAATTCTTATAAGGGTAATAATGATTCGAGATTCTGTTTTAATACCTCTAGGCTATGTATTAACATTAACGAGCAATGCCGTTACTGTTGGTACTTATTTCCGTTTAGGTAATCCAGGTGGTTCTAAATATAGCCCCACACCAATTGAAGTTTCTACTACTTATACTATAGGGCCATTTAATGAGCCTAGAATGTATGCTGTAGAATCTGAAAATCTTCCTGGTATTGAACAGTCCCTCACTTTTAGTGGTGTACTTACTGCTGTTGATGATGCTGCAAAATCAAATATTCCTGTTATATCAAATGGAACTGAAGCTACTAATGCTTTAACAACTACAGGTAACGCAGGTGTAATTACTACATCAGCTTTAACCACGGCTGCTGATAGCTCTTATTCCATTACTTGGACTAATTCTTATATCTCATCTACATCAGTAGTTTTACTAACTTTGATGGGCGGAACAAATACTGTTAAAAATG